GCCGGAATCAAAGGCAAGCCAACGAAAGTGCTGTCTGTTTTGCGCTCGTCAGGTCAGCCGCCCACTACCTTGCTGGCCGGAGCGCAGATCAACTCCGACGGAGCCAATACACCGAACCTTGAGTTTATCTGCCAAGAACTGTATTGCTATGGAATGTTCTGCAACATTGGCGCAGTGGCCACAACAGCAAATATACTGTTCGGGAATGGGGCCGCAACGGATTTTTTACAGACTTTCGAGAAGTGCAAATTCAATCTGAGATCAACGAATACAAATGTCTGTTTCATAAAGATCGGGCAATCGGCCACGAACAATGCTCCCGGTTTGTTCCGCTTCGTCAACACGGATTTCAAATTCGCCGATTCTTTTAACAGCTTATCCGTTTTTCAGGCCGGGGTGGAGTGGACTGGTGGATCAATTATGTCTGGCAGTACTACGCCGACAGTTCTATTTCGAGATGAGACTGCCAATGGCCGCACGGCAACTATCAACGTATCTGGGGTTAACCTGTCGAACCTTAGCTCGACTGTTAATTTGATTGGCGTCGGTTCGCGGCGCACGCTTGCGTCGATTCGAGATTGCAAACTGCCAGCGTCATGGACCGGCAGTCTGGTTAGTGGAACCATGTTTCAATCCGATTCTGTCGTCATGGATAATTCCGATGCGGCGAACACGAACTACCGCAAATGGCTTGAATCGTTTTTCGGTTCGCTCAAGCACGAGACGACGATTGTGCGCACAGGCGGCGCAACTGACGGGACCACACCCCTTGCGTGGAAGATGGCGACCAACGCAAACGCTGCTACACCCTCTGGTGTTCTTCTTTCAACCGAACGGGCGCAGTGGAACGAGCTTACAGGTAGCGCCAAGACCTTGACGGTTGAAATCGTCCACGATTCGCAGGGCGCTGGTACAGGAGGACGCTTCCGTGATGATGAAATTTGGCTTGAGGTAATGGCGCTCGACACGGCGAGCTTCCCACTTGGTGGTTGGGTGTCCGACAAGGCGTCCTCCCCGATGACGCCGCTCGATCAAACTGATAGCGCGGTAGCGTGGACGACAACGGGCCTCACCTCCCCGCTGAAGCAGGCGTTATCCGTGACCGTCACGCCGCAGGTTAAAGGCCACTTCATCTACCGGGTTGCGATGGCCTCACCCGGAAAAATTTGTTACGTTGACGCAATGATGACGGTGACGTAATGGCTACTCGTCAAGTCCAGATTCCGGGCGGGCTTGGCTATGACGAAACCGGAACGCAGCAAGGGCAAATACCCGGTGGTAGTGGATATGATGATACTGCGTCTGTAGTTGGTAATGTAACACTTGCGGGAATTGCGACTACCGCTTCTGGTGACACGCTTGTACCCGCGCTTGCCGTCACCCTCACTACCCAGTTAGCGACAGTTTCGCAAGATACTCTTGCGGCTGGTGTAGGTGCGTCACTTACTACGCAGCTTGCCACTGCGTCGTCCGGTACGCTGGTGCCGTCGATTTCCGTTACGTTGACGGGGCTGCAGGTGACGGCGCAGCAGCAGGCGCTTATTCCGGCGCTGGCAATCACCCTCACTACGCAGCTTGCCACTATGTCAGGTGGCACACTTGTACCCGCGCTTGCCATTACCCTAACGGGACAGCAGGCAACTGCTTCTGGTGGCACGATTCAAGTTCCGGTTACCCTAACGGGATTACAGACAACCGCTTCTGGGGGCACGCTTGTACCTGCGCTTGCCGTCACACTTACCACCCAGTTAGCGACAGTTTCGCAAGGTACTCTTGCGGCTGGTGTAGGAGCGTCACTCACTACGCAGTTCGCCACTGCGTCAGGTGGCACGCTTGTACCCGCGCTTGCCGTTACCCTAACGGGACAGCAGGCAACTGCTTCTGGTGGCACGATTCAGGTTGGAGTTATCCTAACAGGGTTACAGGCAACTGCTTCTGGTGGCACGCTTGTACCCGCGCTTGCCGTTACCCCCACTACGCAGCTCGCCACAGTATCAAGAGGGGTGCTAGTTCCAGAGATTGCGCGGACGCTTACTACACTGCTGGCGACAACTTCGCGCGGGACTCTAACACCCCTAATCTCCATTCCTCTGACTGGGCAGCTTGTCACGGTATCAGGCGGCATTTTCCCATTCAACGATAAAACCGTCCCGCTGGTAGGCCAGCAAGTCACGGCTGCGGGCGGCGTACTTGTTCCGTCCCTCGCTGTCACCCTGACCACGCGGCTCGCCACAACCACTACTGGTGTGTTAATACCAGTAATTACGGTAGTGCTTACTGGGCAGGTAGCGATCGGGCAACAGGGCACGCTTCTGCCCCCGCCCGGTACAGGCATAGGTGTTAACGATCTGTGGGTATTTAAGCAGGTTGAAGAACTTCTGGTGCGGACTACTAATGACCCACTCGTCGTACATACCGAAATTGAAGAACTGATCGCATAAGGAAACGAAATGGCAAACTATGTCCAGCAATATCGTTCGACTGATGCAAACTCACCTGTGCTTTCCGGTACGGCTGGGTCACTGATCGCGCTGCTCGATGCGTGTCTGGTGAATGGCTACACCACGGCCTCGGTTACGTCGATTACAGAAGCCAGTACTACCTACACCGTGATAATCGCGGTGGCGAACACTACGCTCGTTACTGGGGACAACGTGACCATTTCCGGGGCCAGTCCTGCTGGTGCCAATGGCACGTGGAAGATCACGGTTACGGATTCGACGCACTTCACCTATGTCGGACCCGGAGGGCTGGGTACGATCACCGGCACGATCCTGTACAAGAAGGCAGGTGCGCAGTGGACGAAGCCATTTACTGCGGCGAATCGCGCAGCGTTCTTGACAGGCGGCTCGGCTCCGTACACGAACATGTACATGCGTGTTGAGGAGGATGGGAATTCCGCAGGTGGACAGAAAGAAGCGGTGGTCACGGGCTTCGAAACAATGAGCGATGTGAATACAGGCGGTGCTCAATTTCCGACAAGCGCACAGGTTGCTATTAGTGGTACGGCAACGAAGGCTGGTGTGTTCTGGCGTAAGAGTACGACAGCGGATGCAACTGCACGCCCGTGGACGATTTTTGCGGATAATCGTTTTGTCTATCTGCTCACTAATTCGGAAGCTTCACTTATTCTAGGGCGTTGTTGGCAAGCATTCGGTAGCTTCGAGTCGTACAAGACCAGCGATGCATACAACGTGTGCATTTCTGGACCCTCAATTCCAGCCACTGCAACAGCGGCGATCTCGTCGAGTGGATTGATGGAGGTTGCTACTTGGAATGGTGGCTTAATAGGGGCGGGTTTTTATGTGGCGCGTACTTATGCGCAAACAGGGGGTTCTGTGCCGGTTAATTCCGTAACTGGTAATGCGCAAGCTTCAACTCTAGGAGGTACGGTAGGGTGGGGGATGCCATTTCCGAATGGACCTGACAGTGGTTTATGGGTAACACCGGTATTGGTTGCTGAATTTCCTACTTCAATTATGCATGTACGCGGGCGGTTACCGGGGTTGTATTCCCACATGCATACAGGCATACCTGCGAATGAGTATGACACTGTGACTGGTGTTGTTGGTCTTTCTGGTGTCACTCTTACTGCTGTGCAGGCAATTACTACATCGGGTACTAACGCGATCAGTCTTGTCGATACATTTGGTCCGTGGTAAATCATGGCGAATGTCACTCCCGGTAGACTTTGGCCGCAGTTTGGGCCAGTGCCTCTACATACTTCGCATGGTGTGTCTGGTGCTGGCCCGAAGCGGTTGAGTAAACCTTACCAGACTGCGCATGGTGTGGATGGAGTAGGACATCGTGCGTACGGTGGTTTGATTTGGGCTGCTACCAGTGGTGGTAAGAAGATTAGTGGGCGCACTTACTTTACTGGTGTACCTGCGAGTCGTCGGGTACTGCTCATCAAAGAGGGTCCACCTTCGTTCATCATCGGTGAGTTCGTTACGGAGGCGTATACGGGGAACTTCAATTTCATTGGTCTTGCCCCCGGTAAGTATATTGTGCTTGATCTTGATACTGCTAAACAGGGGATGATCTTCGATTTGGTGGTTGCAGGGCCGTGAGTTATACCCCGCCTGTTTATAACGCCGTCAACTTCGACGACGTAAGCGGGACGTACACTCCTCCAGCGTATAACGCTGTCAATTTTGATGGTTCTGATCCCGGCAGCGTAATTCTTGCTGGGCAGACAACGACCGTATCAAGCGGTACGTTGTTTCCGTCAATTGCAATAACTCCCGCAGGTATAGCAGCTACCGCATCTCCCGGTACGCTTGGGATTACGGTTGCGGTCGTACTGACCGGACTGCAAGCGTCCGCTGCGGTCGGCATACTTAGTGCTACCGTTAATGGTAATGCTACGGTTCCTTTAGTTGGATCGTCGGTAACTGCTTCTGGTGGCGTACTTGTACCTGCGCTTGCCGTCACCCTTACCACTCAGTTTGTAACAGTTTCTGGTGGTTTAATTTTCCCAACATTACAAGGTCTGCAGGTTGCAGTATCGGGGGGTACGTTAGTTCCTGTCATCACGCGTGCGTTGGTCGGACAGGCAGCGACGGTTACACAAGGCGTGTTATTCGGCGGGGTTAACGGTGATCTTGTCAGCATCGCTGCTGTAATAGCATACGGACCCTTAGTCCCAACTATTACGTTCGCGTTGACAGGTCTATCGGCGGCTGCTTCGGGGGGCACGCTTGTACCGACTGTTGCACCTGCTTTTGTTGGACTGCAGGCGACTGCTTCGGGTGGTGCGGTAGGTACGATAACGTACTTGACCGGTATAGCAGCAACAGTTTCTGGCGGTACGTTGGCAACGGATCGTCGATACGCTAATCCGATTATCTGGTCGTCATCTTCACACTTCAGTCTGAGTCGGTTTAATAATTCAACTGACTCAAAGGATCGTACAGTTTATGGTTCGGTTGTTGGGCCGTTTGTTGGTATTGCTTCGTATGATGGCACTACCACGGGGTATCGCAAGGAAGGTAAGTGGTATGTCGAATTTGTTGATCGTTATGGTAGTCCTGCATGGTATGCCGGGATTATAGACAGTTTCCGTGTGGTAAGTGGTGCGCATCTTGGTTTGCGTACTGCAGGTGGCGATGACCTAACGACGTGGGCGTTTGGGTTGTTGCCGTCAACTATTGTTACTACGCATGATGGCACCTCAACCGCGCAGGGTTCACATACAAGCGTAGCTGGCGATGTGGTCATGATGGCTATTGACCTAGATGCTGGCTTGGTTTGGTTTGGTCTTAATGGTACGTGGCTTGGTGGTGGGAATCCGTTTACAGGAGCGAATCCAACTTACACAGGTGTATCTAGTACGCATCCGATGACGCCCGCATCGTCTATCGGTAACGCGACATCTACGTTGAATGGGGTGTACATCCGTGCCGCATTGGATGCTATGACGTACACCATCCCCGGTGGCTTCCAGCCGTGGGAGACCAGCAATCTTAACAATACGAAAGCATTAACCGGGTTGTCAGCGACAGTTTCTGGTGGTTTGGTTGGTGCATTCGAAGGTGTTGGCGTTCTTACGACGCTTGTTGCAACTGCTTCTGGCGGTACCCTAACCCCATTGATTCAGATCACGGGAGTGCTTGTCGGTCAGTCGATGACTATACGGCAAGGGCCATTCGCAGTGATCTCTGCTGGTGCGAACAAGTCAGTACAACTTTACGGTCTCGCAGTTACCACATCAGTTGGTGTGTTTACTCCTACGGTTATTGTTGGTGCTACGGGAGCTGTCACTACCACACCTGCTGTTGTGCAAAGTACCTTTACTGGTGGTGGTGACGCATTTCCTCCAGCAGAAGCGTTTACGTGGGCGACAAAGAATAATTTTATTTCGTATGACGGGATGTTGCTTGGTGCGGGGGATACCGGGTATCTCGATGTTTCTGCGAATTGGGCTGTGAAACGTGCGTTTGGCTATTCACTCGACCAGACGACACGCGGCAAGACATGGGGCCACACACCTTGGAGTACTTCTACTTGGGATGCGCCGGGTGATGTTAACAGGTTCAACGCTTTCTTTGGTGGTATCGGGGATCATTTCGTAGCAGGCCAAGTCTACGATTTTTCGGGTCCTTCGTGGGGGCATGGTGGACAGTTTTCTGTTGACCTTGACGGTAACTTGGCATTTGTGCACATGCGAGGGTATGGGCTTGTTGCGGGGAGAAAAAATACTACACCTGATTTAGTTTACTACCTGCAAGTTTCCGATCTGACACAAGTTGTGTGGCGACGCGATAACTTCGCGCTTGACGCCGCGCACGAGTTGTTGATGGGTGTGTATGGGCACACCGCGAAGAATACGTTGGTGTTCTATCCATCGTTGAGTGGAACTGATTGGGTGCCGACTGTTCGACGGTGGGATGGAACTACGCTAAGTACAGCAACTCAACTTACTGGGTTTACTGGTAATGCTGCCTGTGACGCGGCCCACAAGTGTCTATGTGTGACTCGTGCGGGTTACGGTGACACGATCTACGTCAGCTATTACAGCAGTACTGGGCATGTCGGCTTGATTGTGATGGACGCGGTGACGTTAAGTGTGACATCCCATGTGCTTACTGCCACAGTAGCAACTGGTAGTGTTTTTACCATACTCAGTTTTGGTGGGTTTGATCTTGCATCAGAACCGCCAACACGTTCGCTTGCTGAAGTTGTTTATCTAAATAGCGGCACAAGCGTTACGCAGTTCTTGCTCAACCAACAGTTTGTCAGACTATCGTGGACGAGCGGCACTGCTACTACGCCCACGCAAACTCTCAAGACAGGACCATCCTCATCTTATTTGGTTGGAGGTTGGGAGACGTTAGAAACGAAAGGTGAAGAAGTTGTTCATGTTCTTTATGAACGCACTGTTGTTTCGACTAACTACAACAGTGGCACCGGAAGATACGACTACCTCCAAGACTTCAAAGTATTCGCAAACGATGCTACAGGAACAGGTAGTTCATGGACTGACAAGGGTGTGGTATGGAGTTGGACTGAATCATTCACTCTTAACCAACTTGATTACAAGGAAGCGATTTGGTTTTCCGGGTATGGCGGGGGGTTGCAATCTGTTCTGTATTCCGTTCCCCTACTTGCTGTAGGTAAGGGCGACAGTGAGACGCAGGCAAAACTTGCTTGGTTTGATTATTGGGCCAAGCAAGCACCATACATGTCGGTCAAGGCTACAGGACGTGTTGGCCGTGTTTCCATTACCATCATCCCCGGCGTAGTTCTTGTAGGGTTACAAGCGACTGTTTCACCCGGCACGCTTACACCAAATATCGCTGTCACGCTGACGGGACTGTCTGCGACTGCTACAGGTGGCACCATCGCTGGCGTAATTCCGGTGGATGCCACGGTGCCGCTATTTGGGCTGTCGATGGCAGCGACGAGAGGTTCGCTTGTAGCGGGGGTGGGGGTTACCCTAACTGGTATAGCAGCGTCTGCAGTAGGCAGTACACTTATTCCGACCAACTCGCCTGCGCTTGTCAGCAATTCGTTAACGACTTCGAGGGGTACGCTGTTGCCGACGATTGCGGTTGCATTGATCGGGCTGCAGGCATCTGCGCAAGGTGGCGCGTTGGCGGTGACCTGTGGGGTCAACCTGACCGGACAATCACTCGCAGCCACTTCTGGTGTGATCGTACCAACACTGAGTGTGCGTCTGATCGGTGCACAGCTCCAGACCGGCTACGGCATCTTCATCCCGCTCAATTCACCCTTGTTGACGGGAGCGGTCATGGCTGCGCTCGAAGGCAGCTTGCAGGTGGTCATGACGGTGCCGCTAGTCGGGCGACAGGCATCATTGGTTTCAGGAACCCTTGGTTTCTTATATGACTGTAATGTCTTTCCTCTCGGAGTCTACGCGCTCGGCGTGGTCAGCCCCGAACCGACATTGACCAACGTGCCGCCCATAGGGGAAAACCTGCAATTGTGGGCACGTGCAGAGGTGGAAAAACTTTTCGCGCAAGAGTCGTTTGGCGAACTGTTCAACGATGTCGAACCCCCGGAGTAGACCTTGCGCAATCTTTGGGGTAGACTGCCGCGCATAACCCAAGAGGATGCTCATGAGTAGACCGTGGCGCGAGCCGAGGCTAACTCCTGACGAGAAGGATGGTTCCGGCAAATTTTCGAAGTTCGCCGGGCTGGTTAATACAAGGTCGCGTAAAGACCTTGGACTTGACGCCCTTTACGTCGGTGACAATGTTCTGATCTCAGACACCAATAAGGTCAGACGCCGTGACGGGTATTCTCTCTACCGCGCAGGTAATTTCCAAACCGCGTTCGGTCTCGGTAACAATCTCTATGTGGTCGATGCGGGCGTGCTGCAGCAGCTCACATCACCTACTGATGTAATCACACTTGCTTCAGGCTTGACCGGAGTTGACTACGGCTGGGGTGAACTCAATGGCGACGCATACTACGCGAACGGGATCGAGGCGGGGATTGTTCGAGGTAATACACACACGCCGTGGCGGCTTACTGTCCCTACGATCACGTCGCTTGCTGTTGTCACAGAAGGCACGCTGCCATCCACGACCCTCAACATGGGCCGCGACTACGCTTCTGCGAAGTGGCGCTTTTGCGCAACGTACGAAACGGCTGACGGGCGTGAGACTGCGCCTTCGGATATTTTCGAAATCCAGTCGTCGCCTGTCACGGCTCTTTTCAAGGCCACAATTCCTCCTGCCTACGCTCGAACAAATATCTACGCCTCGGAACCGGATGGTGTGGTGTTCCGGCTGGCAACGCAAACAACGTCTGATACAGCTACGTTCAATCCGCTTATAGCACGCCGCGAGCTGACAACGCTGGGCACCAGTAGCTTGCCCACAAGCGTGTACATGTTCGACTTCTTCCAAGGTCGCTGTTACGCGGCTGAGTATATCCCGCAGGTAGACATCTCTATTGTGTGGGTCAGCAAGTCGCTGGCCTACCATCTCTACGATCAGGCGAACGACTTCATCATGCTGCCGGGTAAGGTCGGTGTGCTGGTGTGGTGTAATGAAGGAATGATCGTCGGCACGTCACAGAAGATTTACCAGATTAAAGACAGCGGCGAACTGAACTTATTGGTGAACTACGGGGTGGTACCCGGCTTGCCCGGCGACACGGACGCGGAGAGTGTGGCGTACTTCTGGACGCAGCGCGGTATCTGCAAGGCGATGCCGTTCGAGAACTTATCCGAGAAGGATGTAAGCATGCCGCCCGGCTTGCGTGCAGCCTCGAAGATGATCTACCTGAACGGGATGCAGCAATTTGTAACTGTCACCCAAGGGGGTGGCGAACCATTCAACGCAAGAACTGAAAGGACCTAATCATGACTGTTCGTCTCTCCACTGGAATACGCAATGCAATGCTGGATGGTGGTACTGGCAAAGGTGTCAAGGGTTCGCTTGCTGCTGGTTTTATGGCGATCTTGACTGGCTCGCAGCCCGCCACGGCGGATGCTGCTGCCACGGGTACACTGCTGGGCACGGTCTCCGTCAACGGCGCTGGCACTGGCACCACGTTCGATGCTGCGGTTGCGGGGGTGCTATCCAAAGCGGCAGCGGAAGTGTGGCGCTTCACGGGCCTCGCTGCTGGAATCGCGGGCTGGTTCCGCTGCTACCCGGCAGGCGACACAATCACTAACATCTCCACAACGGCCACACGGATCGACGGTGCCACCGGCTCCAGTGGTGCGGATGTGAACCTTACCAACCTGAATATCGCGGTCAGTCAAGTGAACACAGTCGATACGTTCACGATCACACTGCCCACTGCGTAAGGGGTTGAGTCATGACGATCAAAGTCAGTACGGGGTTGCGAAACAAGTTGATGGATACCAATCCATTCAAGACTATTTTCAACCTCGGCTTCATCAAGATTTATAATGGTACCGAACCCGTTGATGCTGACGCGGTGATCTCGGGACCGACACTGATTCTGACGATCTCCAACAACAGCACGGGTACTGGCATTACATGGGAAGCAGCGGCAGTAGCGGGGGCGTGCTTGAAGAAAGCATCGGAGACGTGGAGCGGAGTTGCAAGCGCCACGTTGACGGCGAATTTCTTCCGGTTGGTTGCGGCGGGGGATGATGCTACCGCGTCTACTACGCAGGCGCGTGTACAGGGGGCGGTTGGTACTGCAGGCGCGGACCTGAATATGACTACCACTTCGTTGGTTAACACAACAACCTATCCGGTAGACTCCTTCTCCGTCTCAGTCCCAACGTATTGACATGTCCGTGCGAGGAGGGGGCCGGGCGAAACTTGCCCGGCTCTTTTTTCATGAGCAACAGCTACAAATGGGATCGTAAGGAGAGAGAAGGCGCTGACTACCAGCGCGAGACGTTCACGCGTGTGCATGACCAGAATAAAAAAGAGTATGACCTGCAAAAAGATCGTAATGATTTATGGAATACGGGAGCGCGAAAACTACCAAGTACACGTCCGCTTCGTTTCTTCGAGACCATTACTGATCCAGCATTAGGTGTCTTTGCCAGCAACGCACGAGAGCAAGCACGTCATGCGTACCGTACACTTGGGTTACGCTCATGGCACCATCACTACACTATTGACATCGCGGATGTGACCATCGACTTGCGCGGTCGGTCGGTGTTCATCAAGATCATCCCTCTCGATCAGTTCGAGTTTGAGTTCATGACAAGTGGCTATCCTGTCGTGACACAAGCTGTAGCGCAGGATGGTGTTGGCTTTCTCGCGTATCGGGGACTCTGTATTGGTGTTTCGGTTTCCGCGCTACACGGAGTTGTAACAGCACGCTCTCGGGTACGACTAAGGCGGCGTACGGCTGTGAGTCGTGCTGGTGATGACATATCACAGATCGGGCGCGGTTACATGGTCGGGATGCTTAGTGAACCAGTTGTATTGCCCGACGCACGCATCGCATTTAGTCGCTGGCGTTACCCTCGCAATTTGTTTGAATCGTGGGCACCGCACCATGGACACACAGGCGTGCACTGGCGCGACACGCAGCGGGCTGAGAACAACAACCCCAACCTAGTTGTGCCGCAGCCTAATCCCGGTGGACTGCTACAACATTCATTGCGTGATGCTGGTATTGATGTGCCGTATGAGGACAATACATCACGAGACGTACTTCGTGCTGCGTATATTCGTGGTGTTGCAGATTGGCCGCGTGCTGATGGCTTGCAGAAAGTAACTGACAATACATACGGCACACATGAATTTGCCATCTATGTTGACGCGTTCAACGTGTTCAACATATTCCCTACTGCTGCAATCGGGCCGCTCATACCGGGGAACCCGTACGGGCAGAATGTAGATGAGTTATACGTACAGCGTAAAACATTGACGTTTGGTGGGTGGGTGTATCGCCCCACTACAAAATTGAAAGATTATTTTTCAGTTATCCCACCCAGCATAACCACTGCCGATCAGGCGTTGATGGACTTCCCCGAAATCGACTGGAAGTTCAACCATCTCGGGACCAAAGCCGCTGCCGTGGTGTACGAACGTGAGGACTTTACCAATGACACAACATACTGGGCGGCAGAGCAGGGTCCTACTCCGTTCACTGGCACCGACTTCACCAATCTTACACAGACGATGGGGGTCGGCAGCAGACACAATCTTGGTAAGTCTGTTGGGTATAACGAGACACGACACTTCGTTGCGACAGGGATTCTCGAAGTTACTATCTCGATAACAATTACCGGTCCTAATCTGGAGGACTACAACGCAACCGTTAATGTTGTGGAAAAACGTCGCCCTACCACTGCCACCCGGTGTGCGCTTGCCGTGGGGTACGTGTGGCATGACTGTTTTACCAATAACAAAGATGCAGCAGGGAATCGAATTAAGTTAGCTTCAGCAGGTGATTTTGTAACTCTTGATGTCGAACGCTGGGGAAGTGGTGCGCAGTTCCCTGCATCATACGGACAGGATGAAGAGTCGTACGCACTCTCACGCAGAGCAAACATATTGTCCCTGCGCAATGTAGATACCGATCAGGAATATCTAAGCCTGAAATCAGCTCAAGTATTAGGCGTGGACTTCAACACGCTGTCCTTTGCGTTCATGGCAAACATCCTGTCGGAAAAGAATCACGGTGTATACCCAACCAAGGCAGGGTATACGCCAGCGAACCCTACGACAAAACAGGACATGTACCGTTACGACTTCGCGGTGATGATCGTGCACAGCGGGTTAATTAAGGATTTCATTTTTCCTGAAACGATGGAGCCACAACGACGAGACGCAATCATCGCCAAGTATGCGGAGAGTGGTAGAACGTACGTAAATGCGAAGGCGCTGGAGACTCCAGCATGGATGTACGTACCCCTGCAGGGGTCTACTGGAATGGACGGGTGGAGCGATACCGGCATCAATAACTATCGCCGGTGGTGGGCATACAACAACGGCTACAAGACGCTAAGTACGGGTGCGTACGATGCAAATATTGAAGGAAAGATATTCGGACTGTGGGGGCAGGAGATGGGTGACGACAACCACATGTTCGTCTGCACCAGTCCGCGTTGGGGGTGGAGCTGCTACAGCAGCGTAATTTGTAGCCACATGATGATGAACGCTGGTCATACGTTCTACGCACATCCGAACGGAACGTGGACGTTCTACAGTGATTCATTCATCTACGATAACCAGATGATTCAACCGTCAGGTGGGTTAGCCCTGATCGTTAACACTATCGACTCGTACGACCCTACAAAGTTGGAGCATGTAATCTTCGACAAGATTCACTTCGAAATGCGTCTTGCTTCGGGTGGCGCGCTCGGGAAAGCGGATCATTCTTTCGTGGGTCTGTATAATAAAGCAGTACGCTCGGCACTCGCAGCGCAAAAACTGGAAGAAAACATATTCCCCATCGAACGTGCCAACCAGATCGCTACCTTCACAACAGAAGCGGTAGATTGGGGAACACCTATTAACGGCCTGACATATCTGAAAGTAGTTGCAACATGGGGGAGTAAGGTATGGCGGTACACTGAACATGGTGTACAAGGTGGTACCTACTACAACGTGTTGTTGCCAGTCCAAGGCGGGTTGATCGGCTTGAACTTTGATTATGCAAATTGGGAAGAATCAGTTACTACCGAATTACAAACTCCTTCGTACTCGACAGAACTACTACATATCCGGTTTTGTGATCCTATCGTGCTGTCCAAGGTACGATAACCTAACGAGGTTGACATGCCCATAACCGCAAACATTATCCTGCCAGCACTCAGTGCGCTAGGATCATCTGGCAAGAAATATGGTGCCAGCGGGAACACTAAGACACCGTTACGTTTGCCGTACATGCGGGCGTCGGGTGCGGCGTACTACCATGCTAATGGTGCGTTAGTTATTGGTTCGCAGGTAAGGATCGCGGGGACGATGCTGCTTGGCGAGTTGATGGGCGGCAACCTCACGCTTGAGTACCTGATCGTTGCAGGCGGAAGTGGTGCGGGAGGTGCGCTCACGCTGGAGCAAGTAACTGCTACTGGGACTGGCACAGTCACGCCGTGGGCCAACGGTGCTTTGGTGCTGAAACAAGTGTTGATTGCGGGGAGCGGAATAGCAGGAGTTGTAGCTACTGGCAAGTTGACCCTGCCTAATGCAACAACCGACATGCGTATCGGTTCGCATGGTGAGCTGGTACTTTCCCCAGCCACCACGGCAGGATCAGTCTCGACGATGGAGGGGACGACCGGAGTACTCCGTCTGCCGTTCGCAGTCGTTACTGGTAACATATCAATATTCAGTCTGCCGGGGGGTGGGAACCTCGTCCTTCTCCCCGTCATCGCCGGGCCGTATGGTATTGGACGGCTCACATTGCCATACCTGATTGTCTCCGGGGGGCAGGCGCTCACCACGACCGACTTCGAAGGATGGCTGATGAACGTGCGCAACAAGGGGGTCACTCGATTCACCGCCTTCCCCTTCACGCAGTTCGCCACGGTCAACAACAAGACCTATGCCATCGGCAGCGGTGGGCTATACCTGCTGGGTGGTAACACTGACAACGGTAACCCGATTGTGTGGCAGTTCGAGACTGGATTGAGTGACTTCGGCAGGCCGGGACTTAAACATCTCCCGTATCTATACCTAGACGGTATAATTGACGGCGAGGTTGAGATTGTGCTGATCGACGACCGGAGACGTGAGTTCGCGTATCACTACGATACTAAGCAACGTGGTGCTGTGCACTTGAAGCACCGCCGGAAACTGGGTAATGGTATTCGCACAACCAACGCAGCATTCCGAATCAAAAGCGATACGGGTGCGTACATAGAACTTGACGCACTCGAACCCGAAGTGACTATCACGCAAAGGAGCATCTAATGGCTGCTATTCTCGACCCCGCAGAAATACTTGAAATACACAAGACATACGCGGACGAGTTCGCCGGTCTTGCGCAGTCAGGATTGACACAGGCATTTTCTGCGCTATCAGCTAGTGGGTTATTCAACTATCGCCCAGCACAAATTGGCATCAATTTTCCGGTTCTTGGCACGCCTAAAACGGTAGGGCCGCTGCCGAAAGAGCCAGTGCTGAAGGCGTTACCGAAAGACCCAACACTAACAAGAACTGAAGATATTCCGAATTCATCGTTCGGTTCCGCACCATTCAACAATCTTGGCGATGTTCCGATATTTAACGCGCCGACAAAACCCGGACAAGGCACGCCGACATTTAACGTAAGCGCACCGAATGATCCGGGGCAGATAACACTGCCGAATACACCGTCGTACATTGGGCTACCGGGGCTGACACTCCCCTACTCATCAGTGAACATTCCGCCTGCACCTATTGTAACGATGCAGACCTTCGATGGGCGACGCCCGAATGATATTGTTATCCCCGACCCAACAGTTATAATTGGGAAATATACAACTGAGGTGAACGACCATCGCGCGTTCTTACCGGGTTGGTTGCGTGATAACGCAGACGCGATGATTGCGAAGTACGTGCCTGAGTACACATTGTTGCGTACACAGATCAATAACGCGATCACGAACTACACCAATCCAGTTACAGGTGGTGGTGCCGCCATCCCTGCGAACATCGAGGGTGCGATCTACGCACGGCATTCGGATCGCAACAATCTTGAATTTCAGCGGGCGCTCGACACGGCAATCGACACCATCGGCAAGAGGGGATTCTTCATGCCGAACGGCGCGATGGTCAACGTGCTGAAGCAAGCACGCATGACGATGGGTGATGCGCAAGTACGCGGTTCTATTGATATCGCTACTAAGAATTTGGAGTTGGAGCAACAGAACTTCCAGTTCATGTTGAAACTTGGTGAACAACTTGAAGAGAAGATGATCGAGACGATCACTCAATACATGACGCTTGCCATGCAGATGGATATGCAGGCGATCAGTTCAGCCAAGGAAATTGTGGCTGCGTATCTTGGGGCGTATAACCTGCAAGTGATGGTATACAAAGCCCTGTGGGAAGGTTATGTTGCTGACGCGGAAGTTTACAAAGCAAAAATTTCTGCGTTAGAAGCGGGTATTCGTGTGTACGAAGCGCAGATTAAAGCCGAACTTGCCAAGACAGAAATAAATAAGGCTACTGTGGAGGTGTTGAATGCAGTTGCCACCGTCAATCTGGCGCTTGCAAACTCCTACAAAGCGCAGGTGGAAGCTACACTTGCGCCTCTAGAAATTTCGCGTCTACAGGTGGCTGTTTTTGAAGCGCGTGTTCGAGCCTATGCCGCAGAAGTAGGAGCGTATGAATCAAGATGGAACGCTTACAAATCAGAAGTAGAAGGCGAGATGGGTAAGTTCCAAGCCTATACCGCGCAGGCCAATGCTTACTCCGCACAGGTTGGTGGATTTAAGGCCGAAGTAGACGCATATTCCGCAGAGGTTAGCGCAGTTGGAGAAGCTAACCGTTCTATCGGTATCTCGAACGAATCGAACGTAAAGGTGTATACCGCGCAGACTGATAGCGCAATTAAGCAATTCGAGGCGACGATAGCTTCGTATAGCGCGCAGTCGAACGTGGTTATCAAACAATCGGAAATCGAAGTCGAATACTGGCGTGCGCGTTCAAATTTGCTGATGGGGGAGTTCAATGCGGCGTTGAACCAGACCTTCGAGTACGCACGCGAACAGATGAACTTGTTCCGTGGTCAAATGGAAGCGGCGATCTCCGCTGGCAATGGTCTTGCTCATGCAGCGAACGTCGCGGGTGCGCTTGCGGGTGGCGCGATGTCCGGTCTCACGTCCTTTGCCGGGTCGCTTGTCAACGTAGAGCAATAAGCGTACCCTACAGTCTCGGTGTGCTCCTTTCCCCCCGGTGGCTCCCATGCCTACCGGGGGGTCTTTTTCTCTGTCTCTATCAGCTTGTCTAGGTAGTGACGAGCCTTCTCCAGATCGATGAGGCCACCCTTCTCCCGGTATCGGCACACGTATTTCACCACGTTGCCGTCAAGAAAACCCAGCCCGTTCGCAATGATGAAGTCCCACGGTTGTATCGCCTTGTTCTTGTAGTGCTCCCCACCTACCTGCATATTGTTCGCGCTCATTTCCCAGTCCTGTTCTTCTGCAGTTGAGGCATCGAGATTTCCCAGCATCGCGTCTGCCCTGTCGCGTATGTGGTATCAGCTCCTAGTACCTTGTGACAGTTGGGGCGCAGGAGAATGCCCATCTGTTTGAGTTCCGACTCCAGCTTGCGCATGTTCGCCTTCGTCTCTGCGCAGTAATCATTCACTGCCTGCCGCGCTGCGAACACTCTGCCGGTGTCGATCTCGTTCCTGATGAGTAGCGCACCATGTGGCTTGTTGGTGATGTTGTCGATGTTCGACGCTTGCTGCGGCGAGAGCGTCAGTGTGTTCGAGACACGAGCATTGAGGAACTGGTCGAAGATGTCGGCAGCGGTCGAGGCTGACTGATCGTGAATGACGCGCATGCGGCGCACGTGGTTCTTCATGAAATCTTCGTCGAGGCGCGGGTTGTAGGGTGACACGCCCAGCTCGTATGCGATCTCCGCGCCGATCATCATCGAGGCAATGGCGGCAGACCAGTACCGTTCTTGGCTCTCCATCGAGACGGCACGATCCAGCTTCTCCATCTCTGCCAACACCCGCGCCTTCACTAACTCGCGGTTCATAACAACATACCTGATGAAGATGGGGCCTGAGTGGCCGAAGTTGTCGCGTATGCGGCGCTTGAACAGGTCAGCTTTCAGCTTCATCTCTGTGCTTCGATCCACATTATCGAACTCCACTGAGATCAACCGCATCAGGTGGGGGTCTACATTCTTACCGGATGCCATGACGCGGTTCACGTCGTCGGTGTTCGCGGACGACTGCACTATCGTCTCCCACGTAACGACCTTGCCATCGTGGACGTTGCCGTGCATGCGTTCCTTCCCCTTGCCCTGCGAGATGTTGAGCATGAACTTCTTCATCTCCTCCGGTTCGCGCTCAGTGGTGTCATCCCAAAACATCGGCAAGGAGTGGTTGGTGCCGATGATCGAGTACCACGCATTGACAGTCGATCCGTCCTGCCCGCCGCTGACTAGCATGGAGTCAGGGTCGCCCCATATTGACGCACCGGCTTCCAGCAGCGTTGTCTTGCCACGCCCGGTATCACCCGATGCAGTTAACAGTACGCCTTTGTGACCTGTCATGTGGAAGATTGGCGCACCCCATGAGGCGTAGGGGAACATGCGGTAGCTTTCTTTGCCCGGCCCACAGTAGAACGTCATCGCGTCCATCCACTGCTCCAGCGTACCCTCGGTGTGGATCGCTTCTTTGGTGACCGCCTTCATCGCATTGTTCGGCTGATGTGGAGCTGTTGAACCATCGCGGAAGTAGATGAGGTTCGGCAGCACGTAACAACTACGCTTCTCATGCCACCCCAATCTGTCGTACACCTTCTCACGGTCGATGGCGCGGGTGAGCTGTGCTAGGTATGCAGTCATGAATAGTTGTGTGGTCTTGGCTTCGTTGGCGTTCATGTGCATCCCTCGGGTAAGCAGGAACGCATGGAGTTTGCGGGTGTCACTCAATAGCCCTTGTGGCATCTTGAATTCGAGATCACCCATGCGAGGTAAGGTAGCGACCCACACGCTGCTCTCCTCGACCACATCGTCTATGCCGGTGTGGCGTAGCACACGCTTTGGGTAGAAGTCGTACGGGCATACCAAGTGCGGCTCCGTCCCGCCTTCACTACGTTCCACCAGCACCGATATGGTTTGGTGTCCGTGTTTGTCCTGCGTGCGCAGGTAACGCTCGGGTAGGGGTGGCAGCTTGACCGGACCCGCGACTGTCTGCCCTATGGTGATGTCCAGTGGTGGCGACTCACGGATGATCCGCATGACGGTTGCGGGCGACTTGATCTTCCCCCAGTAGGGACAACCCCCGCACGTCGCCTTGTTCGCTTCGTGAATCTTCACGCACGTCGGCGGGCCTTCCGTCATGCTGGCGACCTTGGCTTCCATCTGCGCGAGATCGAACGCAGGGTGGCCGTCGCTGACTGCCAGCAGGGCCGCGCGCTGCGGCTCACAGAATCGGGCCAGCCCCATTGCGAAGTACCACTGTGGTTCGGACGCCGTAGCTCCCCGGCTGGCTACCTGCTTGCGGAATGCAGGGCAGGCGAACGTCAGCAGATCGGGGTTCAGCGGGTCGTTGGTGGCACCAAGGTTGCCCTCGATCCCTTCCATAGCTCCCTTGGCAGACGGGAGGTCTTTCCGGTTCCTCGGAACAACGACTGGTAAGTTGTAATCAAGGATATGCTTGGACAGGATGTCGTCGAGCGCCGACAGGGAATGGCTGGGGGCGCTGGTGATGATCTCCACGGGGACGGTGGCACCCCGCTTGAAGTTGATCGTGCCCGGCACCCGCAGCACTCGCGCCGTGTCGCTGATGATGTTGGCATCGTTCAGCAGACCTTCGGCAACGACAACAGACTTCAGCTTCTCAGCGACCGGCTTCCACAGATCGGGCGGCACCCCCACATCGAGCATCCAGTACACATGCAGGCCGTACCCACTACTGACTATCGTGGGTTTTGGCAGGCCAACTTTGTAGCAGATAGCACGGAGTGCCGCGACTGCTTCTTCCTTCGATTGGTAGTGGTTGGTGTCTTGCTTGATGTCGATGTCGATGAACAACGAACGTGTCAGCTTTACATTGGCTTGTGATCGCGTCTCGTAGGCTCCGGCCTTCTTTGTCTTGTAGTCGATCTTCTTCGGATTCCAGACCCTCGTTTTCTCGAAGGTGGAAAGCGCAAAGTAAACATCCTGACACTCCCAAAGCCAATCGACGCACTGTGCGATTGCATCTTCGACGGATGTTACGACGCGTTGTATGTACGGGGTGAATTTTGAACCTTCGATTGGAAATGGCCTAGCGATTACAATGTAACCCTCGTCGGCTAACACCGACGTGAGGAAAGTCCGCGCATCCATTAAAGCCCCTGAGATTTGTACTTTGCATAGAGGGCGAGAAAAGAGTTCGTTCGTTCTAGGACAGTGCCGATCAGCGGCGTCATCCCAAGACGGGCAGCTCGATTCAGAAATTTGATTACGTACTTGACGCGCTCGGTATGCAGAGGCGGCACATTATCTTGGTACATCCAACGATAGATCGTGTCCGGTGTAAGCTCCAGCAGAATGGCAACAGCAACTGCCGGGACATTACATGTCTGTAGCATTACACCAAGACGCGCTCCGTGGTGGTGTGGCTCACGGGTAATCCTATCACGCAATATCCCGCGTGAGCGAAGCGACAGTGCTCGGGGCATAGCGGTCTCCTAAGAAAAACACAGGGGGCTGGGGTGCCCCCTGTGGCGCACACTAGAGCTTGTGCTTTCTTAGTCCACCCACTCCTCAACCAGATTGTCGAGGCCGTTCCCAGCAGCCTTCTTCTTACCCTTGACAGCGGGCGCGGGTTCATCTTCCTCGACCGGCGCGGCTTTCTTCTTCGCCTTGACGGCGGGCGCGGGCGCTTCGTCATCTTCCTCGACCGGCGCGGCTTTCTTCTTCGCCTTGACAGCAGGCGCGGGCGCTTCGTCATCTTCCTCGACCGGCGCGGCCTTCTTCTTTTTGGTGACGGCAGGCGCAGGCGGCGTATCGTCATCGTCGTACACCTCTTCCACAGGCGCTGCTTTCGTCTTGGCCTTCACAGCGGGCATCGGATCGGCGTCATCATCATCATCCTTCGGCTTCTCCGCACGTGCAGCAAGCGAAGTCTCGGGTGCTTTCAGAAGTGCTTGGACAGCGGCATCCTTGAACAGCGGCTTGACAGTAGCCAACTCCTCATCAACCAACCAGCGTGATGCCGCGAACAGGAGCTTCGGATACGCCACGCGCGAATCGAACCGGACCTTGGTAGCGACATACCCTGTATGCGTCGCGCCGCGTTTCCGCAGCTCGTCCAGATACTGATCCCACGCGTAGTAGCCTTTGGCCTCGTTCTCCTCGTTGTTCTTGTCCCACATCGAGGTCTGCGCCAGCCGCAGTAGCAGCGGTACCGTATGCTCTGTACCCAAGTTCGACAGTGGCACGATGGCGATCCGCTTGAATACTGAACACGCCGTGACTTCCTTGCCTTGTGGCGTGATCTTGCTGCCCTTCACTGACTGCGGGCAGCTCGCACATGACTTCGCCTGCGGCTGCTTCACCGATGCATCGGGGTAGTCACCATCAGACGACCAGCATGCCGGGGCCTGCGCCTTGCCTTCTTCGTACGCGCCTTCGTAGTAGCTACGCGAACGAGCCTTGTTGTGATCGAGCACCACAACATGCACGGTGCTGACTGGCTCATCTTCAGCGTTCATCAGCGGTGTCTCTTCACCATCAATGACGGTGCGCCACACCTTGCCTCGGAACGAGAGCTGCGGGACGTTGAGCTTCGGGGCGATATTCTCGACCCCCTCTTCGATAGCCTGCTGGATGTGTGCCGGGATGTTCTTGCTTTGGTAAAACGATACGATTTGTGTGGTCATGGTCAGAGTGCTCCGGTGTGAATGAAGTTGAACAGCTTCTGCAGGTGAATCGCTTGAGCTTCGGCGTCGCTTAGTGCATTGTGCGCGAGCGTCGGCTTGACGTACAGTACATCAGGGAATAAAGACTTCAGAGTGCGAAAGCAACGATCATGGTAGTAGCCGAATGGTGCGACCCCACCAAACTTGTGGTATGCATTGCGCAGAATCACGTTATCGAACCCGGCACCATTACCCCACGTCGGCAACGACTCCGTTCCGTACCACGTCCAGAACTTACCTAGCGCGGTTTGGATATCTATCGGGTCCGTGAACAAGGACGCCCGTGCTTCTTCCTTCTGCTCCATCCACCACTGCACGGTGCGACCTTCGATGTGGAACTCTTCACACGACAGCGAGTGGAATTCGACGTTGCAATAGAAGTGTACGTAGTCCTTATCGGCAGAATTGTTCAGCTCGCCCACTGTAGCACGAGGATCGAACTTAACCGCACCGATTGAAATGATTGCTGCATTGTTTTCAGTACTTAGTGTTTCGAGATCAAGCATCACTTCCATCTTCGAGCTTTCACTCATTGTCATCCTCTCCTTTTTTGGCAAGCACACGCATGCGGTTCTCGCGGAACAGCCTGATGCCCGGTGGAGCCGCACCTTCGTGATCGCGTTGGTATTCCTTGATTGTTTTCAGCGACGGGCGATTCTCGAAGAACACATACGGATTTTCCTGTGTCTCCAAAAATTCCACGAACGCGTCATTGTCACCCACTGACGCATGCACATCTTCGGAGATGTATGTCGTGCCGTACTTCGTCTTGAAACCCTCGACGCCTTGGTCCTGCGCACGACGCAGCAACTCCACTTCCACCATCTTCAACTTGCCGTTGAGCGTCGCATCCTCGTCGGTATACTTCGCCTTCAAGGTCTTGCGTGCTGCACGGATGCGGACGAACACCTGCACTAGCGTGTCGGTATCGGGTGTGCCCATGATGCTCCTTTCTATTTATAGGTACATGGTACAGGGTCTATTTCAGGATTGCAATACCTGCTGGTACAAGTCGAGAATCGTTTCCTGTGAAACCCGCTTGCCTTCGACTACCTTGTAGATTTGCCACTCTAGGGCATGGCCCCCCATGCGAATGATCGTCATCGGCAGCTTCTGGCCGGGGCGATTGATCCGCTCCATTACCTGCTGACTGTACTCATTGCTGTAGATCGGCGCGTAGAAGATCAGTCGGTCGGCTTCAGTCAGGTTCAGCCCATGCGCCATCACCTGTGGATGACACAGCACCACTTGCGGGGATTCCTCGTGCTTGAACCTACGCCAGATTTCGTTGCGTGCCGTCAGCCCCACACCACCATTCACAATGTCGCAGGTGTAATGCTTCGACACTTCTTCCTGCAGTGCTTGCACGATGCCCTTGTACGGCACGACCACGATCACCTTGGCCTGCGCTTCCTCGATGCACTCCAGCAGCACCTTCAGGCGCGGCTTGTGGGGGATGACGACATACTCCTCTGCACTGTCGGGCACCTTCACACACCCACACAGAATCTGCCGCAGCTTGCCGATCTTGTCGGCAGCGTTCACCGCGTCGATCCGGTGGCCTGCTGCATCTGCCACCATGTACTGATACATCTTGTTGTACGCCGCTTGCTGTGCAGGTGTCAGTTCGCACGACCGGGACTCATAGGTGACTGGCGGTAGGTCGAGACAGTCTTTCTTCTTGAAGCGTACGGCAGGTTGCAGCACCTCGAATACCCGGTGTTCTGATCCTGCGCGTGGTCGCCACTTGTACGTGGTGATCTGCTGCATCACCTGCCGCTTCCACGACGTGAAGTAGACCGGCACCTTCATCGGGTCGATCAGACGGGCCAGCGCCCACGCATCGGTCGGCGCGTTCGGACATGGCGTGCCGCTCATCAGCCATAGACGCTGCTTGGGCTTGATCGCCTTCAACAAGTTTGTGTAGCGATCTGTCTCGGAGTTCCGGTACGCTGCTGCCTCGTCCACGAGCATCAGGTTGATGTCCGTGCGCTTGCGCAGCGCAGGCAGAATGATTTCTAATCCTTCGTAGTTGATAATGTAGAAGTCTGCATTGGACGCCAGCAGCTCCAGCCGCCTCTCCGCGCTACCGTGCAGTACGACCGCCGACCGGTGCATGATGAAGTTGAATATCTCATCGCGCCACACACGCTCAAGCGTAGACAGGGGAGCAACGATGAGTGCCTTAGTTACCTCACGTTCTTGCATGAGGTAGTCCGCAGCCCACAGCGCCGCCGCTGACTTTGCGGTGCCCATCTCACTGAGCACGAATCCTTTGCGGTTAAGCGTCAGGAACTCAGCCGTGACTATCTGGTGATCGAAGGGTTTGTACTTGCCCGGCCAGTTGTACTTGTACCGGATCGGCGATGGTACCTTGATGCCGAGGTTGTTCAGAATTCTGGTGCTCTGTATGTCGTGCGGCACCGCTATGTTGTGCCCCTTCCACTTCACATCCTCAAGCACACCGGGGAAACATCTGCGCAGCAACTGGTCGTTGCGAATGCGCAGGAACACACGTTCATGTTGTTGGTCTACGTACATGCTATCTCCGTCTTGACATCTTCAACATCACTCGCTGATGCAACCATGCATCGAACTCGGCAAGCACCAACCCATCTATACCGGCGATCCTGAACACCACGCCGTTCGCGGCTTCGGTTGCTGCTGCGGTTATCTCCTGTCGTGGCGTCAGCCTCTTTCCTCGGGCCTTCGTCTCGACCGTGAAGTATTCCCCGCAGCAGCAACCGATGTAATCCAGCGTGGGTGTGCCCATCCCGTTCTGCACGATCCAGTGCCCGAACACGTGCGGCTTGTACGCGATCAGGATGTCCTTGACCTTGTTTTTGACTTTGCCTTCAGGAGTCATAGCCTTCCTCGGCACGATAATCAGCGCGTTGGATTCGCTGCCTCCAGTTCGGCCAGCGCGGCGTCGCAGTCATCAATGATCGCCAAGCTGCACGCATCGATACACCCATTAAGCCGATAGATAATGCTTCGCAATAGTGTAGCGTTCGCCTTGACGACCGCGATCAGCGCCAGCCCCTGCTGCGGCGGCACCATCACGCACTTGTCATCGCGCAGGCCCGCCTCGAAGGCGGCACGGAGGTCGGTGAAGAAGGTCATGTTTTTCTTATCTTCGGCAGTAAATTGAAGCAGCAACAGAGTTGCACAACTCTGTAAATGGTCCTGTCCTTCTCGAACTCCGCATCGCGCACTTGCGTGACCGTTTTGTGTCCAGCACCGAATAGTCGTCAGGCGCGCATCGTGCCCCACTCTCCAGCCCATCCGTTGTTGATCTTGATGAGGTCGGCACGCTCGGCCTCAAGGGCGGCGATGCGCTCGCGCAGTTGGACGAGCGCGGCGGCGGCGTCGTGAATGGCCTGCGAATAGTCCCGCTGCGAGGCAATCGTCCTGTCCGGCGGATTGAATCCTTGCAGCCGCTCGATCAGCGCGTCCACATCGCTCGTTGGCCTCGCGCCGCCTGCGTCACGCAAAAGTCCGTCGGGGGCGGTCATGGCTTGCTCCTTGCCGCGTCAATGGCGGCGTCTATCATCGCGTTCAAGGCTTCCGGGTTTATCCAATGCGCGGCAACGAACGCATCCATCTGGTCGCCGTCAAGTTCGTGTACTGCCCGCCACCGCTCCGCATCCTTCGCCAGCGCATCCCGCTCGGCCTCCAGCGCGGTGATGCGCTCCAGCAGCATATCCCCGGCTTTTATCGCAGCACGTCGCGCCTCCCGCCAATGATCCCGGTCGGCCTCGGCCACTTCTGCGCGGCGATAAGCGTCAAGACGAACAGCGATATGTCCATCTATGGCTGCGATCCAGTCGGCATTCTCCGCCT